GGCGACCATTCAGGTATGTCGCCAACATTCAGCTTGCAGTTATATCACCATCATCCTGCAAATTAAGGAAAACTTTCGGTGAATCCACTGTTCACTATCTCACTTCCTCTCACCAATAGGGCGCTGGCGGAATTCAACCACCTTCGTAAGCCCAAGGACAGTTGTATCTGAACAACCTGCAAAGCGGACATAATAGTCCGCACATGATTTTTGGAAGTCAAAGATAGCTCTCTTACGTGCAATCGACCCATCCTGGCATAGGTACTGGGTGGCCATGGCGGCCGCACGTTCTCGATCCTCAGGAGTGGCAAGAAATCTTTTCGCCAGGTCCTCAACCGAAGTAACAAGCTCCGAAGCTCGCTTCTTCGCTTGACGCATCTCCCACGGAAAGACCGTTGTAAACATTTTCGCTAATAGCTTCTGAGGGACATAAGCATACCCCTGTGGTGAAACGAGCCCAGTGTGCATGCACATAATGTCCCTGCCAACATGCTCCAGACGGACGGTAGCGAAACTAGTGCCTGTCAAGTTCAAAGGGCACTCACTCTTGAATGCGCCATCATCTCCGCCAACGAAAATCTTCTGGATCCGGGAGATTTCATCATCAGGAACGCAGTCCAAATAGAACAATATAGCAACGACGGAATTAAGCAGGAATGTCAAAAACTTCCCAGATTCGAGTTGGAAGTCAGTCTTTGCACGGAAACGCCCCTCTTTGTCTGTAACTCTCCAAACATGTCTGGTGAATTCCCCATTCATGAACGCGTCATAAGAGCCAGATTCGGGGAAGGCCATACCAAAGAACTCACGCAATTTTTCTTCATGGACTCCAGCCTTTTGTGCCACTTTAAAGAAGAAAAGCGCTGAATAAAAGCTATGGTTCGCGTCCATGCCACTAACATCCAGCTCAGTGAAAAAACCAGACCAATTGTCTGATAGCCAGAGGTCGTTCAGATCTGTGTTGAATCCTCCAACCAAAGTGACAAAGCTTTTAAGGGAAGAAAAGATCTGTTGGGAAATTTGAAAGTTCAAAGAGGCTGCTAACGCATTTCGAATAGTTGCA